AACGAACCAAAACGCTTAGGCACTTTATCGAAAGTATAAAATCGGTTTGTTTTACTGCATTAATGGACGTTACGAGCTTCGGCTTTACTAATGCAGAGGTAATTGAAAGGGTGGCTTATGACCAGACAAGCAATCTAGAGTGAGGAAACCACGCTTGTAGATTAGATGCGATTCAGCTTTAGCTGTCAAATCGAAAAATACTAAGTAGCAAACCCACTCCTCAGGGAGTGAACTAGGGTAAGGAGTTAGAATACAGAGAACTCCACCGCTTATCTGCGAGGATATCCCACGCCACCTGTGTAAACAGTCGGAGAGTAGGGTAAGAGGGGCAGAAAGCACTGACATGATAACGACAAACTGCAGACTTGGAACAGTATAAAAGCTAAGCGTAAGGAGAATGGCAGTCGCCCTGTCGCCTACTGAATAGTAGATACCTTATAGTCAATAGCGTTTGGACTTTAAATAATGCAAACAGTGGATAGGTTCGTGAGTAATTCCGACACGACCACTTTAAAAATACAAAAACTTTGGTGGGATGCTTCGGTGTCCCATTTTTTTATCCCACGATCATTCAGATCAAAATTTTCAACATTATCTTAAAAAATTTCTTGACATTTTTCCTGAACTCCTGTATAATATATGTATATAAAAAAGGAGAACCATGACAAAATTAGAGCAACAACAAATAGAGCTTAATAAAATAGTAGACCAAGACTTTGGAAAAGTAGCCGTCATATTAGAAGGGCGAGATACTGCAGGAAAAACAGGCACTATCCGTGAGCTAACACACTATTTGCCAACAAGTAAGTATTCTATCTCTTTGTCAGCAATGCCTTCTCAATGGGACATGGCAAACTGGTTAGAAAGTTGGGAAATGAAAATGCCTAACGACAACCAGATTGTATTCTTTGATAGAAGCTGGTACAGTAGAGCAATGGTACAAAAACTAAATGGTTGGTGTACAGACTCACAGTACGAAGACTTCATGGCACAAGTAATGCAATGGGAGGCCAACCAAGATGTAACCTTTATCAAGTGTTGGCTAAGCATCAGCGAAGAAGAACAAACAGCAAGGATTGGAAACAGACAAGTGTCTCCTCTCACTAAGTGGAAGTTCTCACCGAATGATGCAGTTGCTTTATCAAAGTATGATCAAATGACACTACTAAAAGAAAGAGTACACACTACATGCGGTGAATGGCACAACATTGACTACAATGTAAAAGCAGAAGGCAGGCTTTCTCTCCTTACAAAAATAGTAAATACTTTAAAATAGTTCTTGACAAATAGAATAAACCAAGTATAATATACTTATAAATAAAAAAGGAAACTACATTTTCCGAATTGAATGAATGTAGAGGTCGTAACTGAAAGCGTATTGGAAGATGAAAAGACTTCCTCTAATTTAACAATATAACAGGAGAGCAATATGCCAGTAAAATTCAAACCAAGTGCAAGAAAATATGTAAGAGGCGTGCCAGCAAACAAATTACCAATGGAACACTTCTACATGCACACAATGAAAAAAGAAGAACTCTTTGAGTACATAAACTCTAAAGGTTCAAACATGAAACCTAAAGTAAGACAGAAGTGCGTAAACGAACTTCAACGTAGAGGTATCAAAATAGAATGGGTGGAGGTGCAGTCATGAAGTGGAGCGGAACACAACACAAAAGCCATGTAAAGAAAACAGCACAAGGCGACTCTCATAGAAACATCTCTGCGAACAAGAACAAAAGCAAGAAGCGTTCGTTCAAGAAGTACAGAGGCCAAGGAAGATAGTGGGAAAACTAATTAAGTTTCCCAGTAGGAAAACTATCCAAGACAAAGATATAGTAAAAAGTTTACATATCGAAATAGAAAATTGCGAGCAATTGCTAAAAGAAGCGTTGGAACACTTAGAGTATCTAAACGAAGAAATAGCAATGCTCACAAAAGAACATACACAGTTACTAGACGATTTAATAAAAATAACAGAAAAGGAAGAGCAATGAGAAATTATAGACATTTTGCCGTAGGAATGAATGCAAACGGCAGTACAATAAAAAGAATCTTCAAACCAAGAGAGCTAAGTGCATACGTAGAACAATGGCACGGCAACCCAAGGTATGAAAACCCACGCTACTACAACATAGAGTTGGCAGATGGTAGAGTGATTAAAGACACAGAGTTAGTAGTAGAACTACCAATGTCAGAGGTGCTACACTAATGAGTAAGATTAATGATTATGCAAAATTTGTAGACAGCTGCACATCAGAAACAAGTAAAGATACTACTAAAATGTGCGACAGATTAGACAAACTAATGGGCGAACACACAGTATTTCAAGGAAAAATAATAGACTGTGAGATAGATATGGCAAGATTGATGACTGCATTGATCGGCATGATGGCAGAGTCTGGAGAGTTTGCAGAAGTAGTGAAAAAGAAAGTGTTTCAGAACAATACACAGTTCACAAACGACGAGATTTTTCACATGAAAAGAGAATTAGGTGACGTACTTTGGTACTGGGTTCAAGGCTGTATAGCTTTAGGGTTCACACCTGATGAAGTAATGGACGAGAATATTAACAAATTAGAGAGTAGATATCCTAACGGTTTTGAAATCATACGCTCTGAAGTAAGAGCAGAGGGAGACATCTAATGGAAATAATTGAAAGAATACTCGCAGTAATAGGATTATTTACAACAGTAGGAGTTTTAATAAGTGCCTACTTTATAAGGGAGAATTTAAAATAATGGCAAATCATGTATATTTTACAATTGAATTACAGGGAATCGAAGATGACCAATTCAATGAGAACATAAAAAAGGTCAGAAGCAAAAGAGTAGACTACGAAGGTAATCCATACGAGTACGACGACTATGACTACATAGAAAATCAACCATTCATGGGTAACACTACTAAATCTTTTGACAAAGATGGAGACTTAGAAAACGCATATGACTGGTACTGTAATGAAGTAGGTGCTAAATGGTGTAACGTTGACGAAATGCAAGACTGTATGATTAATGGCTACAGTGCATGGAGACAACCACAAGAGTTAGTATTAAATCTAATTGAGTACTTTGCTAGTAAGTATGATACTGAAGTAACAGCAAGTATGACTTATGAAGATGAGTTTAGAAACTTCATGGGCAAACAGTATTTTGGTTCTGATAAAGAGCAAGATGAAGGCTGGTATGCTTGGGAAGGAGACTACTACGAGACTGATGGAGATGAATTAGTACAGGAATTTAATGAAAGATTCCCTGACATAGATACAACTGCAGAAGACTTTGATTGGTATGACGAAGTAAAGATTGGTGGAGAGGTTATATACCCTAACGAAGTGTTAGATGAGATAGCAGATAACTTTTGGAGCAGGATATGACACAGTACTCAAACTTAGTAGAAAAACGAAAACTAATGATCGAGGCGGAGACATGGGGCGAACAGATTGAGTCCCATGACTACCAAAAAGGTAAAGGCTACTTTATTTACTACAACAATGGCAAAGTAGTAAAAGTAGTAAATAATAATAAAACTATAATTAAACTGCCCTCTAGTGTGGAAGATTTAATTGACAATTATGTAAGGAGTAAACAATGCTAACATTAAGTGAAGGACTAAGAATTGCTGTCGAGCATGATTATGAGAAAAACGAAGCATTAGGCATCATCAAGAAAGATAATGTCAGAATTTTAATGACCAGATTCTTATTGGATAGAAAAGAAGTGCTAGAAATAGTAGATAATCTAACAAAAGATGAGGAAGATGAACTAGGAGAGATAATATGAGTGCAAACTATACGCAAGAGCAAGTAAACCATATGGTAGAAGCATACACAGCAAACCCAGAAAGAGCAACAGTAGATATGTTAGCTGAGGATTTGAATAAGAGTGTAAAATCTATTATAGGTAAGCTGAGTAGAGAGGGAGTCTATGAAAAGACTGTCTACAAAACAAAGACAGGCGAAGACCCTGTAACAAAGAAAGAGTTAGTAGTAGAACTATCGAATCTGCTGGGACTAGAATATGAAAGTCTAGCAGGATTAGAGAAGTCTCCGAAAGCAGATTTAAAAGTATTAGTAGAAAATCTAAGGGAGGAATATGATGATGAGATACGCTAAAGTACTACCAAACAACGAAAAACTAAGGGAGATTATTAACAAGTATGGACAATACTTTGAAGTAGTAAATGAACCACGAGTTCTACCCCAGCTGAAGAATCAAATGGCGATCACTCTGAGAGACCCAGACTTCACATTCACAACAGAGGTTCGTAACATACGAATCGTTCAACCAGACTAAAACCACAGCGGGTGCTCTAATCTAAAGAGCACCCCACAGCGGGTGTATAACAAGTCTAGAATAATTTTCAAAAACTTGTACTCATACCGTAATAATTTACCTTAACCAATAAACCCTTTAAAAAAATTTGAGTTGGCAAAAGTTTCGTAAATGTTAGATACAGTTCGAGTTAAGTTAAGGAATGATTGGAAAGACCCCGAATGGGGTTGTTTAGGTTAGATGGTTATCGTTGTTCCATCTTAGTTATGATGATTGACACGATATATCGTAGTCTCTCTCGCTAAATCATAAAAATCACAAGGTGTTCTCTTACGCTTATGCGACGAGAACAATTGAAATGTAATTTCATGATAAGCGAGATTACGAGGGAATGATAATTGGTGAATTGTCATATCAATCTCATTAACTTTAATATAAATATTATATCACGATTTTAACAAAAATGCAAATACTGTTTTTCCGAGGGGTATGAATTTGTTTATTGTTTTACGCTAGTATCATGTAAAAATATTTTTTATCTTCTTTTGGTAGAAGTCTTTTTATTTGTTTGTTCGCATCTTTTTACTACCAGAAAAAGACTCTCTTTTGAAACTGCTTTCATGAAAAATCTTTGAGTTATATGGCGATAGCGTATACCGTTGATAGTCGTGTTGGTGGGAAGTTCTGGGAGGAAGTATGAAAACGAGTAGTGGTTCCATTTCAGTAAAAAATCTATCTTTTGAAGTTGGGTCGTTTTTCAGTGAATTTGCGAAACTCATTGGTGAGCTTCTGTTGTCGCTTGACGGCTTGTGCCTTTGCTTTCTTTCGTTTTTCGGTGGGTTTTTCGTAGTGTTGAAGTTCTCTAACGCGATCTTTGAATCCGTCATTCTCCATCTTGCGACGAAGAATACGAATTGCTTTTTCTGGTGACATTCCTTTGCAGTTTACTTTCATAGTGTCTCGATATATTTACCGAGAGTACTAATCTCGTCGTCTGTAAGTTGTCCAGCTTGAGCCCACATGGTAGAACTCATATTGCCAACAGTTTCTCTATTCTTGTAAGCATAGAGTCTGTTTTCTATATAGTCAGCTGATTGTCCTGCAAGTTTTGGAAAGACTGCCATACCTTGACCTTCTTGTCCGTGGCATGCTGCACATCCTGACCATAGACTTTTAATAGAGCTGAACTCGTCTTGTGCTGCAAGAGCTTGTTTTCTTCTTTCTATCTCATAGGCAGTACCATTCAGTTCTACATAATCAACATAACATTGACCAGTACATTCTGTATTGTTTGGAACTCCTCTATAT